TTACATAACACCACCAAGCACAACAGGGTACACGTCATGCTGCGGGAACTTCTCACAGCCGATATAGAGCGTGTCAAAAGCGTCCGTTCCGTCGGTACGGTGCTCCAGCAAGTCCTCTTCGGATTCAGGCTGTTTCTCCATTGACTTGTTCTTGCGGAAGCCGTTTCTTCCTCTTTCCACTCCGGCAGACTGAATGGCGAGGATTAAATCATCGTTATTCTGACGGTTGAAGAACGGCATGAGACGCTGCTTCCCTGCAAAGCCCTGGTTGATGAGCAGGTACTTCTCATCGTGGCGCATCGGATTTCCGAGGTACACGTCTGTGACCTGCCACCCGTGGCGCTCAAACTCATGGACGACCACATAGCGGAAGTCCTGGTCGTTCACAGCATAGTTCGAGCCGAGTGCCGTGGCATCGTAGTAGAAAATGACCGTCTTGTTCTGATGATAGGCGTAGTACGCGCAGAAATCATCCACCAAGGCGGGAATCTTACGCTCGAACTTCACATAGAACGATTTCAGGACGTTCAACCTGTTTCCTGACGGCTGACCAGCTACAATCCAGTTGATATTCGCATTGTAATCCATTCCAATGCAAATCGGGGCCAGCGGGTTGATGTCCTCGTCCGCCCTGCTATCCAGACAGCCACCAATAGTGCTAAACTGCGACGCTGCCTTGATGTCGTAGTTCTGCTGGCTTGTCTCTTTCAGAATTCGGTCATAGCCTAATTCGTCAAGATAGGCAAAGTTAGAAGCATCATACTTGTGATGCTCCTGCATCGACGAATAGAAGCCGTCGTGAGAGATACCGATGCGCTGACAGAGAATACTTGTTTGGAATGTCTTCGGTGTCAGGTCACGCTTCATTTGCCGCAAGTATTCTTCGCCCAGAAGCTGCAGGTTCTCAATGGTGCTGTACTCCTTATAGTACACCGCCACTGAGCGCATCTTATTTAATGACTGATCCAGCCATTTCAGATACCCTTTGAGGTACTCAGGAATCGGCTGATGTTTGGCTTTCAGGTCAGCGATATGCTGCTTCGTCTGCCAAATCTTGAAGATGGTGCCTTGGATTGTCTCTATCAACTCAGGATCCATCTTCTCCCGGTAGTGCAGGAACCACGACCCTTTCTGTGTCTGCGGCATGTCAGATAACACCATCATGGAGTGATTGAACGAGTGATGCCCGAAGTACGAGCGAATACCGCCATTGGCAGGCAGTGTCTCGTCCTTCAGTTTGTTGTAGTCAATGAACTTTGCTTCGTCAATCAGCAGCCAACTCAAAGTCAGCGAGTTTGACGATCCTGGTCTGTCCTGTGAAATGATGATAGCCACTGAGCCATTGTAGAACGTGATGACATGCTCATAGTCGGCTGGCTCCGTGATGGGCTTTGCGAATGACTTGGGCGGTTTCCGTCCAACGACATAGTGGATGCCATTGAGGTAGCCCCACCGCTTCCATGCGGCTAACAGCCCAGGAATGGTATTCGTCAGGCCATGCTTGAACGTGGGAACTACGATGCCGCCCGTACTGCCCTGCATCCGCTGCATGTTACGCAGTACAAAGGGCGAGGCAATACTATCCGTCTTTCCCGTGCGTCGCCCGGCCACAATCACCGTGGTCTTGGCACCGATGTACTGTGCCAACAGCTGGGGCTTGTTGAAGTAGATGCGCTTCTCATGGAGCTTCGCCTCAATGTCCCAGACCTCTGTGTTGGGCTTTGTGGGCTTTGTGGGCTTTGTGGGCTTAGTGGGCATAGTGGGCTATGTGGGTGTTTCATTCTTTGGCTCTTCAAAGATCTCCTCAAAGTTCATGTCCGCTTCCTCGTACTCGATGTTGAGCGTGTCAGGATGCGACACACCAAGCTCCTTGGTCAGCTTCTTGATACGCTCTTCGATGTTCGGGACCGGATTTATACCGACCACACGCGGGTCGGTTGTCGGGAAGAACGGCTGCACCACGATCATGTGATACGGCACGGCTGTCTCATCCTCCACATCGATGCGGTTATACTTCGCATACGACGTGGCCGCTTTCTCCATTGTCTTCGTGTCCTTGCGCTTCTTGGCCATCTGATACGTCTCCAGTATCATCTCGTTATACCGCCAACGGTGGTAGTCACGGGTGGCCTCTCCCAGATTCGGCAGCAAGGACTTCACGATCTTTAGGTCAGCGTAGGCCGTCACCTTGCTGATGCCATACCGCTGTAGTATCTCCTCCACAAACTGGCGGTCTTTCGCGTCCGGATTAGCGATGCACCACGTCACCATGTTGCGCAAACGCAGGATATGCTCTATTTGCGTGACAGCATAGTGCTTAGCCTCTAACTCCTCCTTTGAGGTGTAGAGGTCGGCACGGGCAATGTCTATGATGCTTGGCAACGGCATGAGATGATAGACTTAATGGGGATGATGGGCTGTCATGGGCATTTGCATACCTAACGGATTACTCATCATCCTCCATATCCATGAGATTGCGCTGCGCATTCTCCAGAGCGAGGGGACTACCGACGTATGCCAGCTGCATTTCCTGATGCAACAGCTTCACCTTGGAAGCAGCCTTGCCACGGTGGTACCGCTTGCTCACCTCCGTCGAGCGGTCGGCAATGTCCTCACGCAACTGTTCGGCTGGCACATCGAGGATGACGGCCATATCCGATATTTTGAGATAGATAGAGGCATATTGCTCTATCTGATCGAGGACTTCAGGGGAGTATTCAAGGATGGGCATGATGGGCTTATTGGGCTTAATGGGCTTGGGTACGCTGTTGGAAGAGGTCGTAGAGAGGGACGCTGTGGTTGTTGATGAGATCAGTCACCTGGGCATGAAGCACGTCGAAGATAGCCCTGTCCGTCGAGATAAACGCCGACTCGTGGCGGTTGCCTCGTGTCAAGTTCTGTGAGGTAATGACAGATACCGTCTCGCCGGAATCTGCCTTCACCAGCAAAATTTTCGAGTGGTTGTCAGTGAGGAAGGTACGTTGAATCACCTGTGTCATGAATGACCATAGCTTCAGCGTCTTGTTCGTGGCCTTATGATCCAGCACCAGGTTAAACTCACTGACGCGCCCCGTCTTCTCAATAAAGAACAGCCGTCTCAGAAACTCCTCGGAGATGGAGAATGAAGTCTGCCACACCTTGGCCGTGCCAACCTGTTCAAGAATCCACTCCAAGAGGTCAGCCACTTGGACAGCATTCGAGAGGTAGGCTTGTGAACTACACTCAGAGAGCGGTCTCACAACGTCGGCCATTGATGCGGTACGCTTCATGACGATGGAAGATGTTAGAAGTCAGATGTAAGATGTGACTACTACTTCGAAGCCTTATTAGTGCAACGCTTCGTTGCAGTTTTTGTCTTCTTAGCCGTAGTCTTTGCTTCGGCTTCAGGCGCATCGGCCACCGTCTCGGCAGTCTCGGCTGTCGTGTCGGTAGCCTCCTTTAATGCTTCTTCCTCCACAGGAATAACGATGGCAGAACCATCGCCCACTGTAGAGGCAGGAACACTGCCAGCAACATAGTGGTCATAGACATCCCAGTTCTCATGAAGCTTCTTGTCATACTCGATAAGAGCTTTCAGATACGGGTATCGCTCACTGTCGGGGCAGGTGGCGTCTTCCAGAGAGAGTGAGCGCAGTTTCATGTGTGTCTCACGCATCCTGCGCACCAGATCCAGGTTCTCTACATAGAGGGCCTGAATCTCCTCCGGCAGTGAGTCGTGGTCGGCACGTTTGCCAGCCTTGAAGTCGGCAAACTCACTTTCAGGCTTGATGACTTCCTGCACGATGACCTGCACCTTCTGCTGCATTTCCTCCACCTCGTCGTGGGTAAGTTGCTGGAGCCGGAAGTTAAGGTACTTCTGCAACTGTCCCTTGATGAACTCAGCCTTCCCTTTCGGATTGACTGAAATGTTGCGGTACATGATTTGGTTGCCCGACAACTGGAGTAAGAGGATGGCACCTTCAGCCCAGTCTTTCTGACTGTCAGGCGTGTTCATCCAGTCCTGTAGTCTGGCGGTAAATTGAGGGTCTTGTCTCATAAAATATTCCGTTAAAGTAAATTTCTATAACTTATTGTTTATTCCACTGAAAAACAAAATGTTATGCTTATATTTTTCAAGTGCTACTTTCATTGATTTCAGTGTGTTCCCTGTGGTCACGAAATCGTCAAAGCAGATGACGTTCTGCTCCTTCGGAATGAGGTTGACCGTGAAGACTGCGTTCATGCGCTGACGGTTTTTGCAGCTACACACATCCTCATAAAAAGGAATGCCCAGACGTGCAGCTATCGCCTCCGAAATACGGGTAGCGAAGTTCTTCACCAAGTGTCGGCGCTTCGGTGTGGTGATGATGCACCAGTCGCCTTTTTTAAGCTCAGGCCCCAGCACCTCCGTTATGAGTCTTGCCATATTATCGGTGAAGAAGTCCACCATACTGTCATCGCCTTTGATGTCAGTAAGTGTCCGTCCATACACCGACTTCTGCCAGAGGCTGATGAAGTACAGTCCTGCGCGGTGTGTCAATCTCGGCTTGTTCGTGAAGTCACAGCGGGCTTCCACCGTCTTGTCCCATCCCTTGCGTTTCTTCTCTGCGAAGAGATCCTGCTCCCTTTCCTTGCGTCGGGCGACTTTCAACTCACCCATTGCAAGGGAAAGGTCAGGCGGTGTGATGTCTTTCAGCACTTCACCGAGGTCAAGGGCGTTGCGTCCCTGCATAAACTATTGAAAGAAATCAAGCAGCATTTCCAGCAATTCAGACACCCGGCAGCGTACCGTCCTCAGTGACGATAGCACCAGTATAGAAAGGTGCGGGACATTCATCCGTCGCTTCTACGTTGATGGTCGTGCTGGCAGTACCAGAGGCACCCTGTCCCAGATCCTGGGCCACAGTTGTCTTGGTCAGCCACTTTTCGCTACCCACTACGCGACGTGCGCCCCTCATGTCCTCAACGATAAACACGTTATCATTGTTATTGAGGTAGGCAGCTGCGGCAGAGGCATCAGCATCCACTCCCGGATGCACCGCAACGAGTTTGTTCAACTGCGTCTGCGATGGGTATTCACCCTGCGCCTCCGAGGTCAGTTGCGACTTGTCGGGTATGATGTCGATATAATGCCACTTGGCATCTGCACGGAGCGTGAAGCTGCCGTTATACTGGGCCGAGTTCAGACGGCCGTTTGTATCGTGTGACAGCGAAGGCCATCCCACGATGTCATACTTGGAGATGTAGTAGATGCGCCGCTTCACGCCGGGCAGCTCAGGCTTACCCTGGCACCATGCAAGCGATCTTTGAACAGAAGAGCAATCAGGCATTTTGTGAGTGTTTAGAGTTGAGAGTTGAGAGTTTAGAGTTTAGAGTTGAGAGTTTAGAGTTGAGTGTTAAGAGTTACAGGCTAAATCTGCGTGAATGTCTCAGGCGTAGCTTCGACGGCATACATAACAGCGCGTCCGTCGCCTGTCATGAATAACCCCTCGTAGTGGTAGAACGGGGCTGGCACATCGTCGCTTGCCTCCACGGTGATGGTTGTCCCTGCGGAGCCAGTGATGCCCTGTCCCGTGTCCTGTGTGACCGTCACCTTGATAGGATAGTCCTTATGTCCGACAACGCGCATGTTTCCGCTCATGTCCTCGACCAGAAACACCGTCTCGTTGTTATTGAACCACGCGGCAGCTTCAGCAGCGTCCAACCCTATGCCCGGATGTACCGCGACCAGTTTGTTCAACTGCGACTGTGCGGGATATTCCCCCTGCGCCTCAGAAGTCAGCTGCGACTTATCAGGCAGGATGTCCATATAGAGCCATTCCTTGTCAGCGGCCAGTATAAAATCCCCGTCGTAGACAGCGGACAGCACACGACCGTTGCTGTCCTTTTCCAGCGTCGGCCATGTGACGATGTTCGAGCGAGCCGTGAAGTAAAGCCTGCGCCGAATACCCGTGTACTGCGGTCGGCCCTGGCACCATGCGAGCGACTTTTGGATAGAAGAGCAATCAGGCATTGAACTAATTTACGATTTAACGATTTACAATTTACGATTAGAATTGAAAAGAGAGCCAGAGCCTGTAACTGGTTCCGGCTCCCATCAACTCAGATCGTATGAAAAAAACATTATCGTTGTATTGTAAGAGGGTATTCAGTCATCATCCTTGGCCACCTCCCTGCTGTTCGGGCTGCTGCGAGGAAGAAGAACCTGCCAGCTCCACCACCTTCAGGCGGCGCTTGTCAATGGATTCGAACTGCGTACCGAAGAACATGGTAGCAATGTACGAGAGGATAAACGGCTCGTACTCCTTGACCATGACGCTCTCCGTGTCACCCATCTGGTCATAGCCCACTAGCATATTGATCTTGGGTGAGACATGGATGAAGTTCGAGTCAGCCTTGTTAGCGAGGGGGCAGAGAATCAGCTTGCCGTTGGAACCCTCCACGGCAGTCTGGTTATACTGCGTGTTGTAGTTGATTCCGGCATGAGTGAGCAGATAGCCCTCGTTGTACTTGTCCGCGAAGTCCTGCGAGCAGAACATGTAACAAGTCTGCGCACGAAGATGAGGATCGAGCGAGAAGAGCACATCCTTGGCGATGTCAACCGCATTGGCAGTGGTGATGGCCTCGTTCAGTTTCATGTAGTTGCCCTCCGAGGCAGCAATCTTTCCTGCCGTGATTTCAGCCGACGTGATGGTGTCAAAGCCATCGAACAAGTCCATGGTCGTGTCACCGTTGGGATTACGCACACCAGCCCAGATAGCGTTGTTCAGTGCCTCCGACAGCGATTTGGCAATCAATGCCAGCACATGCTTGGCCGTCGGTGTCTGCATCTGTCCGTCCCCCTTGGTGTCGCCAATGGCACCGAGCAGCGTACTGATGGCACTGTTAGGCTCGAACTGAGCCACCACCGAGCCGAAGAATGTCTCGAGTGTACGGAAGTCCAGGTCGAGGTTGAAGTTAGTACGACGTGCGGGCTTGTAGGGAGCGAACTGTGCGTTGCCGCTCATCGCAGCCACGCTTTCCTTGTATCGGATGCCCGGTCGGCCCGTCATGAACTTGATCGTGTCCTGAATGCCGATGATGGGCAGCATGAGGAGATCCTTGCGGTATTTACGAGCCGCGTCCTGATACTCCTCCAGAGTGAATTGAAGTTTTCCAGCCATAATAGCGTTTAGTTTTTGTGTTGGATTGGTTGAGATTAGGGAATCATGTCAAACAGTGCCTTGGCGTTGTTGCGTGTCTCGAAATACAGCTCAGCCTCGGACTTCTCCTGATGCTGTTGCTGTGCCTGGCTGTTCACCACATGCGCCGTGGTGTCAGCGGGCTTCTGTTTCAGCGTGGCCACCTCAGCCTGTAGCTGGGCATTGGCATCCGAAAGCAGTTGCTTCTCGTTGGCGAGCGTCTGTTTCTCCGAGGTCAGTGTGTCAACCTGTGTCTGGAGCTGCGAGATTTTCTGCTTGTCGGTGCTGATGGCCGTCTCGACCTGTTCAAGCTGGCCGTCTTCGAGTGTTACCTTACCGTCCTCACTGAGCAGGTGCTCACAGGCGAGGATGGCGCAAATGGAAGTGAAGATCTTTTTCATTGGCGTAGTTGTAGTTTGGGTGTTTTGAAGTTTATGAGATTGTGAGCTGGTGAAGAATGCAGTCAGTGAAGCGAGGAACCTTGCGATAGCAGACTGCTCAGAAGCGGGCATCATAGGCAATTTGGGCGTAATGGGCATATTGGGGATAGGCATACCCTCGTTAGCCATAGCCGATGCCAGTGTGTCTGTCAGTACCGGGGCCTTCTCGTCCTCGTAGTCTGTCAGTTCGTCGACGAATCCCCATGCAAGCGCCTCCTGCGCTGTCAGCCAGCCTCCGGCTTTCATCAGGTCAAGGAGAGCTGATGGTTCCTTTTTACAGCGGGTAGCGTACATCTGAGCGATGTTCGCGTCCAGCTTGTCCAGGTCAGCCTTCTGGTGCTCGATGTTGTCAATGAGTGCCTGAAGCCCATCGCTGTTCAGCTGTCCCCATTCAAAGAATCCGATGCTGCACTTATGGACCAGGTACATGGCCGATGCGTCCATGGTGATATGCTTGGCCCCTAATGAGGCGATGGTGGCTGCACTGGCGTTCATGCCCACGAAATGCACGTTCACATTTCCGTGACGCTTGAAAGCCGAGAAGATGGATAGGGCGGTGTTCGACTTACCACCGAGGGAATCAATCAGCACATGGACTTCCTTTCCCTCGTTCTTCGAGAGAATGTAGTCCACGTAGTCAGCATCGAAGTCATATCCTCCGACGAAGCCCTTCAGGTGAAGTTGGTAGTTTGTATTGGTCTTTGCTGCCATAGTCAATCGTTTTTGTGACAGCAAAGATACATCTATATAAAAAGGTGCGAAAAGACGGCCAATCAGCTGTTTGTTGCTGAAAAGGCCGTCTCTTCACTACCGTAAGGCGTTCAGGAGTATGGAAAGTCATCAGAAGATACGTACTAGGCTTTTCCTTGCCGTGAAGGAAACCTCGTACTTTCTGACAGAAGGATCACCGCCTGTCTGACCTGTATAGCGATTGACTTTGACGGTGGGGTGTGGCCTCTCCTGTGAGCCGATGATATAAGATTCATTGTCAGCTGTCTTGATGATGAACGCCAGCGGAAGGTGTGTCGGCACCACGTCCAGCGAGACAAAGGTCAGTTTCGTCTTCTCTATCTGTACATTGTTTTCCGTCTGTTCCTCCACCTCACAGACCGCTTCACCCGCAAGGCTGATATATGTGGCCTGACTGTTCACACTGAATCTTATTCCGGCGACGGCACGATAGGGTATGTCCCTTGGAACACTCGAACAGGGGAGGTAGCCGACTCTGGCTATTCCTGGTAATGAATGACACTTGCTCATGATGAAAGACAAGAATCGTGAATATCGTGATTATCGCGCAAATCAAAATTATTTCGAAAAGCGCCTTGAAGTCGTGCAACTTTTTTGCGCTTTTTTTCTGTTGTTTGCCAGATATACATTCCTCATGCGCTGGTAGATCTTCGCGATGGCATCCCAGCAGGAGCCGTCTTCCTTGATGCCCCTTTGTTCCATGAAGAGGTAAATCAAGTCCTTCTGCTGCTTGCCGATTTTCCCGAAGTCGTGCAGGTAGTCCCACACATCAATGTCGAAGTCATCCTTGATCCGGCTGAGCAGCGCATTCTTTCCCGTCTCGGTGATGTAGTTGTAGGTACGAGGGTCGTGTGACTTGCTGTAGGGTATGTACACGGCCACCTCGTCCTCCTGCTGTCTTGGAGGCAGCACCCCCTCAGGTTGCGGGATGGTGGCTCTCTGCAGCAGCTTGCTCTCGATGGAGCCGCGAATCAGAGAGACAGGGTGACTACCGCCATGTCGGTGTATGAACCACTGGCGGAGGTAGGAAGGCATTTTCAGATAAACACAAAAATCACTCATTTATAAAATACTTTAATTTATGCCTGCAAAGATACTAAAAATCAATGAAATATTACACTATTCAGAGGTATTAATCAACAAATATGCCTTATTCGGTGCGCATGAGAATGCGTTGGCCGTTCTATAGATGCCGACTTCCCCTTTTGAGACGCCGAACATATATGCCGCTTTTCCTGTTGGAACAACGATACGGACGAAAGAGCCAAGCGAACCTTCAAACAGATTACCAGTGATGGCATTGTCACGGTAGTTGCTGCTTCTTCCTACAGGAATATTTGCAGACGTGGCCGTGCCTCCCTGAGACACAATCAGGAATCCGGTAGCAGAAGGCACATATTTGACCTGTTTGAAGATGAACTTCCCATTATCAAAGCCAGTCGCGATAAAAGCCTTCAGGTTCTGTGTCTGTGAGAAGTCAAGCGGAACCGTGCAGCAGAACGTACGCATACCATAAGAGATGCTCACCTCCTCGTATTCCTTGACGGACTCGATTACGATACTTGTGATGATCGTCTCTGCTTCATCCTGTTCCCATCTGTTCAACACGCAGAGATTCCCGGCTCCCGTTACCGTGTAGGGTGTTCCTGACGCTATAGGTGCATAGTTAGCAGTCAACCCGGACATGCTGGCCGTGCTTGAAACATGGTACTGCAGGGCGGCATTCTCTCCAGTATAGTTGAACGTCACCTTGTCACCAGGGGAGAGGTTCATCACATACGTCTTCTGGCGGTCGTGGAAGTCGCACAGCCCGCCTTGTGCGAGAAGCGAGGGGTATGCGTTTGTGGCATCGAAGGCAATCTTATTGCCGAACAGCCCTGCCCATGCACCCGTCCAATAGGCGAAGTTTCCTCTAATCTCCTTATAGCCCTGGTCAATGCGGATGGTGGTAGAGGGATGGTTAGTCATGAAGTCGTAGGTCAGCACCTTTCCGGCTTCCATTGTCACACTGCCCATCAGGAGCAAGGCCATGAGGGCACACATCTGAAGAAATCTTTTCATTGTAGTATGGGTTTTAGTGAATACATCCCGATAGGTCGGGTTTCCATTAGCAAAAGTAATAAGCTTTTGACAACTGCACCAAGACAGAAAAAAATGACTATTCACATCATTTATGGAGTAATTGCATTTCAATCTCGATAATTTTGACTAATTTTGCACATTGAACAATCTGATAGAGATATGACAAAGGAAGAACTTCTGCAACGACTGACAGACATAGAATGGGATGATTTCGAGGTAAAGGAGGCTCAGGATAAGTTGCCCGATAACGTATGGGAAAGCGTATCGGCCTTCAGTAACACGTCTGGAGGTTGGATTGTCTTTGGCATCAAACAAAAGGGTAAGCGCTTTGAAGTACAAGGTGTAAACAATGGCGAGAAGACCGAATCGGACTTCCTGAACATCTTGCGTAACGGCCAAAAGTTCAATACGAAGATATATCCAACAGCAAAGAAGTACGATATTGACGGCAAACTGATTTTGGCATTCTTCGTAGAATCATCACAAACCAAGCCTGTCTATTTCGGCAATCCCATTAACACTTTTGTCCGCTCTGGCAGTGGCGACCGTCGTGCGAATGAAGCCGAGATAAATGCCATGTTCCGTGACCAGGCTTTTGGCGTAAAGAGTGAACAGACGATTGAAGGTACATCTTTCAGCGATCTCAATCCAAGGTCGTATGAGTCATACCGTCAGCAGATTCGTAACTTCAATCCCGATTTTGCTTTTAAGAATGCTGCAGACGAAGAATTCTGCAATCTTACCAGAATTACCAAGAATGGAATGCTCACGTATGCCAGTCTACTAATGTTTGGTAAACGAGAAAGCATGATGGCGCATATTGACAATTTCTGGGTCGATTACATAGAGATTCCTGGAACCTCTATCACTGACGCATCAGTCAGATATACCTATAGGATGCCTGAACAAGAGAACCTATGGGAATATTATGAGGTGCTGATTCAGAGGCTCAGGCTGCATGTTGACGCTCCCTTCATGGCAGGTCCAAATGGTTTCTCACCAGATGACAATTCTCAGCTGTATGCTTTGCGAGAAGGTCTTGTCAATATGCTGGCACATGCAGACTATTTCAGTCCGATGCACTGCACCATCCGAGTATATGACAACCGTTTCGAGTTCCAGAATCCAGGTAGATTCATGCGTGACATGAAAACGCTTAGGGAAATCATCAGTTCCAAGCCAAGAAATCCAAGTCTCATCAAATTCTTCAGATATGCAAAACTTGGTGAGAATGCAGGATACGGTATCAACAAGATGATTGGCTGGGAACACCTGACAGGAGAAAAGGTTACCTTCGAAAGCGACATTGACACATCAACAGTGACATACTTCAGACCTCAATTAGGGGGTAGTCATGGGGGCAGTACTGACCCCAAAACTGACCCCAAAACTGACCCCAAGAAAGAAGATGTGGGAAGAAAGATTATCAGCATAATTCGATCAACACCAAACATTACTAAAGAAGAAATAGCTAACCTATGTGGTTTGTCTGTTTCTGGAGTGAAGTATCATCTTGAAAAATTAAAGAAATCAGGCAAACTAGAGTGGCAAGGTCATAGTCGAACAGGTAAATGGATAATCAAATACTAAACATGATAAACGGCTCCTCAACGGGAGCCGCTTTTCCGTATGATCTGTATTCCGCTTATCTGCGGAATACGTAGCCGTCCGTGTAGTAGAAATCCTCGATAAAGAGATCACGGGCGTATGCTTGATAGTCAAAGTAATAGGAAAGGTGGCCCATCATACCAGTGAGATCATAGCACTCATCAATGATGTGCTCCGCGAAAGCCTCCTCAGAATCCCACTTACCCATATAACGATCCTTGAAGCTGTCCATGGACTCTTCGCTGAAGGCATCTATGAACTCCTCGTAGGCCTCCTTGTCATCATCATCCATGTCGGCGAACTCCATAATCTTGTCGAATGTAACTTCATCGATACCGCTTTCTGAGTACCAGGCACTGGGGAAGCATTCATAATCCTGGTACATCAATTCAGGATCCTCCTCATCGGCGTGAAGATTGTGGCAAACCTCCATGAACGTGTCATAACTGCCGCACTTCACCAGATCGACCCACATGCCGAAGAGATTCCCATCATTGTACTTGCGGTAAGTACCTACGTACACGGCGGGATGTTCATCCGTGCAATCATTCATGTAATCCTCTACCGACATCTTCTGGAGGATGAGCTTACCGAGATAATTGTTCTCCTTCTTAGCGAGGCTCTGAAACTCTGTTGACTTGTTGTTCTGCATAACTCTATGAATTTAATTGTTTAACTTCTTGTGATGTCCTCTGTGTAGAGGACTTTTTACGATGCCCCATAAAGTGAGCGGGGAGAAAGTACGCAAATGCAAGGAATGGCCAGGAAAATGATTGGAATACCTTATTTCGTGAAATACGGAAGGCTGCTAATCCTTTTCCGCAGACATAACACCGTGGTACTTGCAGGGTACGCCCGCCTTAACTTTGCATCTAAAAAGCCTGGCACACGGCAAGAGGGCATCACGTTAAACAGGTAAATTCGTTATGCAGAATGTCAGGAGTAATGAAAGCCGGATAGATGATGTGGAGAACACGGTCAGCCACCGGTAGGAGAGGAAGGTGAGTACCATAGCCTATGATTACGGATAGAACTACCCGGCCATAGACAATGACCGCAACCACAATGATACTGGAGCAATCCATGTGGGCCGTGAAGTGCAGAGTGACACCATGAGCACTGTCACCACAATCAGCCCATGAGGAGGTCAAACACTCAGGATTACGCTTCCCGTGCCGCTGTCAGCAAAATGATGACCATACATCCGACGTGCCGCTATGGCCGACAGATGATGACAACGAGGCCAAACGTACCAATAATCTTGTGTCTTCACCGAAGAATGGCCAGCTGTGAGGCCATAGCGAGGTAAGTGCTTTCTAAGAGGTTCGCGAGCCACCTATGATTATCAGAGTGCCATCAGCTCAATGACGGGCAGACATCCTCTTTGATCGACGGCATCGCCGATACCGCAGACAATAGATTACCACTCACTGACGGCAGTATACCAACAGTGGAAAGGCACAGCATGAAAGCGGATTCAGGAGCCGTTTTTCGCTTATCAAAAGTTCAAAAAGCGCAAAATAAAAATTTTTTGTTTTGCAACTGGGTTACTACTTACTACAAACGTCAAAATGCCGATAAACAGGGAGTTTCAGACCTATTTTCCTGTAGTAACCCTTGTTTTGTAGTAACCTGTAGTAACCCTTACTTTCGACGTTTTTTGCTCAAAAACCTGCTAAGGGTTACTACACGGAAATGCTGATAAACAAAGGTGTTCCAAGAGATTTTCACAGCCTTGTAGTAACTGTAGTAAGCATTTTGCAGCAAAAATAAAAAACTCTCACGCCTTGTTTGTAACTATACAATCTCCATTTTTGGAGATTTCATGACATGAGGGATTTCTTATATATACAACGTGCGTGTGAGCGAAAAAAATAAAAGAAAAAATGCGAGCCGCTGGCAATCAGATCCAACCGCTCGCAAATGACAGAGAGAAAACTATTTTTGGAATTTATGTATTATTTGGAATTGTCTGTTTGTCAAACATCGGGATGATGTCATATCCGTAGCGTGGCTGTCCGTTCTCGTTCCTGCAAGAACGGGACTTGAAGCCCAATACAGAAAGTGCCATGCCGACTGTCACCTCATTGATCTCCTGCGTGGCGGATGACACCTTCCGTTTCTCCTTCAGCTGGTGAACAATCTCCATTGACGACATGAAGACACACTCTTCGCCCTCCTTCGGCATACG